ATATCACAGGCAAAAAAGCCTCGTCAGTGATTACTCCATCTCTAACCTTCACTGAGTAGTCGTGCATTTCCCAACATATATTTCCGTCTGTTTTGCTAGCGCCGGCGGTTGTTAAGGCAATCAACAGTGGCTGACTCCTTGCTCCGGTTGAGGTTTTCATTGTGTCCCATAGTTCACGATTCGGTTGCGTGTGTAATTCATCAAAGAGAATAGCGTGAGCGTTGTGTCCGTGTTGAAGTTTAGCGTCAGCAGATAATGCTTTGTATGTGTTACCTTTGCTTGGATTAACAATGGACGCTCTATACACTTGTGCGCGTTTAGTCAATTCGCTCGAATTTTCTACCATTGATTTTGCTATGTTAAAAATGATACTTGCTTGTGACCTATCTCCGGCGCAAGAATAAACCTCAGCGCCACGTTCGTTATCAGCAAACAGAATGTATAACGCTATTGCTGCCGCCAGTGTAGATTTTCCGTTTTTTCTAGGTATCTCCACATAACAAGTTCTGTATTTTCTCAAGCCGGTATCCTTGTGTTTCCAACCAAATAATGGTCTGATAATATCGTCTTTTTGCCACTGCTCCAAATACATTTTTTTCATTGCCATTTCGCCTTTCGTATGAGTTATAAAATCCTCAATGAAAGACACTGCTCTATCTGCTGCTGCCTCGTCAAATTCGTACATTAGTCGAAATAATTATGTGTGTTATTTTGCTGAACGTTAATTGTTGGTGCTGAAATTCCGGTCCTTGATGAAGGTGTAAAGCCAAATTGAGTAGCTAGTTTCAGCGCTCTATCAAGCGCGTCATTTGCTATCTTTTGAAATGGCAACGCTTGTGCGTGTTTGATATTACCATCTTCATCTTTGAACACTTGAATACGTCCTTTTTTACGTAACATCATTTCAGTTTCTATGTGTAAAGAAATAGCGTTGCAATACGCCTCAAGTAATCTCAAGTCAATATCGCATAACATACCTTTGTTGTGTAACTCGGTACAAACCTTGTCCCATTCTTCAGCGCCTATCTCTGACAACCATTCCGGCGGTTGAGGTATCTCCACAACCAAAGCAACTTCCATTTCATTGGCAACCGCTCTGTCCGGTCTTGTAGTGCCTCTGAGCTCCTTGATTCTAGTGGGTGTTTTTTTTCGTCCCTTACCCATGATTAGCAAAGGCTTTCAATGAGTAAAAAATTAATGAATTTCTGTAACCATCTTCCTTGTGAGGCACAATCGGTGTTACTCCGTGTAGATTTCTCCAAGCCGGATACACAATCATTGAGTTATCACATTGGTCAATTACAACTCCATAATCCGGTATGCTTAAATTTCCGCCAGATGACATCCAGCGTTTCGTACAAATTACGTTCAATGAATTCGTTACGTTTCCAGCGTCCCTATGATAAGATGCGGCAATATTATAGTTGGATATACTTGATGAAAAATACTCCGCAAACCTCCACTTTTCCGGCACGCTTTTTGATACCGCTTTCACATGTTCTTCATACAATTCCGGCGTGTGTTTTTTAATAAGTTTGAGTGATTCTTGCGCTAGCAATATCATTGATTTTATAAAAGTTCTTGACGAGCCGTTCTGATGTACTGAACTCACTCTTGGCTCCGGTCTACCCATGTGAGGTCTTGGCTGAACACTTCCTATTATCGTGCTGTATTGCTGAACCTTATCAGTAGCGCCTGTCTCACCGCTTGACCTATTCATTGCGCTCTTTGGTACTTTTTTTGTACGAAATTCTTTGTTGGCAATAGCCAGATATTGTGACGCCGGCTTTGGTAGGCTCTTGATATAGAATCCAACCGGTACGCCGTTCTCAGTGAAAATAGCGTCCTCAAATAAATTAGGTTTGAGGTTGTCGCACTTGTGTCCTACTTTTGAGCCATGTGGAGTTTTAAGTAATTCTATTGTTTTCATAATTCGTTTAGTATTTTATTGAAGTCCTTTTTCACCAATTTTAAACCTCTGTTGTTATCAAGTATTTTTATTTTCGCCAAGCCTTTTGACGCCTTCATTAAGCCAATATGACTTTTTAGCTTTTGATTATAGGTAGTAGGATTGATAAGATTGCCTCTTTTAGCAATTCTAAGCGCGTTATTGGCAAATGAGGTCTTTAGATACACTATTGACACGTCGTTGTTTCTAGCCAAACGCTTTACGTCAGCCTGAGAGCAGTAATAATTTCCGGCAATAATGATTCCCTCAACCCTAGCTTGTTCAACTTTTTTCATCATATCAGCCTTGTTGAATTTACTTACACTATCCGCTCCATTGATAGTCGTGCCTAGCACCCACCATCTTTTACTGATTTGCAATAGCACCTCGTCTTTTACGTCAAGAATTTTATTATCAATCAGTGTAGATTTTCCGGTTCCGTAATTTCCCACCAGCATTAAAATTTTTTTTATCATTTTTTTCTCAGTGTAGGTTCTGTTCTTATTATGTTAGGTACTTCAATATCAGTGGGTTCCTCGCATTTCATATACTTACCACATGAGCATTCCGCTTGTTTTACCACCCATTTTCCATCTCTGTACACAGTAGTTGTTGTGTGTAACACACGTTCTTCCTTACCGCACTCGCATTTATATTTTGTCATTGTATTCTTTCAAGTATTTTTTATCAAATGTTTCGGTCCTAAACTCCCACAAGACATTCCAAAACACTCCTTGTGGTATTAGTTTTTCTATTTTTTTAATCTCAGCGTACATTCTATCAATGTAATAGCCAACGTATCTTTTGCCCAACCTATATTTTTTGTACGCACACAACGTGGTTTCTATCTGAAAAACGTTTCCGGCGTAATCTTTTGACCTCAGATATTCTACGAATTTATTGTGTAGCAGTTCCAAATCAACTTTGTTCAACTTTTTTTTGCTTGTGTGATTCATCAAATCCAACCTTTCAACGCTGTAAGCAACTCCGTTTCTACATGATACCGCCTCTTGCATATTCAAATATCTAGGTTCAGCCTCAATATCAGTGATTGAATTTAACACGTCAAGATAATTGAACAATGAAAATCTGCCAAAAAATTTAATTTTTAAAATGGTATCGTATATTTTCGACACTGATTTTTGGTTCAAAAAGTTTCTCTGAGAATTACCGCACAATGATTTGTACGATTCTACGGCACTGATAAATTGATTGTTTGATTTTATTCTCAATCTATCTGTCTGAAATATCAGTGAAGATTTATTTTTGTCCCACCAGTCGCTCATTCTTTTCATATCAATATTTTGATAGTCAGGAAATTCATTGTAAATATAAAACACTGTTGGAGCAGAATATGTGCAGCCGTATAAAAAAGCAATCCAATATCTTTGTTCAATGTTGAGTTCAAACCGGTCCGCAAGATATTTTAGGCACAGAATACTTGGGTCAATATCCTTCGCCTCAAACATGGCTCTGTGAAATGATTTGTACGAAATTTTACCAGCCATAAACTAGGTCTTTTTTCAGTGACGAAATACAATTATTGAGTCCGGCTCTTGTGAGTATATCTTTTGTTGACGCTAAAATAACGTGATTTTCTGATTCGTATTTCCACAATGGTCTGAGCGCGTTTCTTACTGCTGTTAATTTTTTATCTCCGTCATGTGAAAAGTCAAGCCCTAAAAAAGCGTAACTACTGCCCTGTGGTAAATTAAATTTTCCCCCTGAAAAATAATCGTATAGAATCCAGCCGTCATTATCTGAAGGCAGCTCAAGTTGATACGTATTTTCCATCTCTGATTTACTCAGTTGAGAAATAACTCCGTTAAACACCATTGATTTTTCGTCATAAGTCAGTGGTTGATTGTTCTCCATTACCTTATAATCACCGCTTGTGGAGTACCTAAAATGAGCAATAAACAATTCCGGCTTTTCAGATAGCAATTCTTTTTTGAACAAATTGTAATCCAAGAATTTTTTTGTGCCGTTTTTCGTATGATATCCGAACGAATGTACACCGCGACACCGACTTTCATCAAGTAATTTTTCTACCATATACTTTTTGAACAAACCTTTATAGCCAATGATACTACACATTCAAATTTTTTCTTATCGTTTCCATCAGTATTCCGCCAACGTAAAGTTCTTGTTCACGAGCTTGTTTCATTAGCTCACAAGCGCTATCGTAATCTTCAAGCGTGAAATCTACCAACAATGATTTTCTAGTTCCGTCAGCAAGCTCATCTAATTGGTCGTCAAGTGAATCGTCATTCTCCACAAGTCCGTAATCTACTGAATCATCATTAAAAAAGTCAGTTGATTCAAATCCCCAATCTGATAATTCAAGTTCTTCAAAGTTATTTGCCAGTGAATCCCAGTCCCAAGTACCGGTGTTTTTGTTTAATCTGATATTCAATTCTTTCTCTTTCTCAAGAGTCAAATCAAGTCCCACTGTTGGTATCGTTTCATTTCCCATTTCACCCCAAATTCTAGCCCTTTGATGACCACCAATAATTATATTTTCGCGCTCTTTGTTGGTGTTTACAAGTATTGGGTCAACAATTCCGAACCTCGTCAGTGAGTCCTTTAGTGCTTTGTAAGCCGGTTCTTTCAGTGTACGTGGATTGTACTCCGCAAATATTAGTTCAGTGATTTTTCTATTTTTTATTTTCATGATTTTTTTTAATTTTAATTTTCGTATGATTTACTCTAGTGATGAACCTAAACTTGGTTCTAGTTTTATCAGTGTGGAACCGCTGTACCCCCCTAATGGCTAATTTCGACGTCACGCACGAGAAAT